CACCAGAGGCAGTCCTTGTCGTACGACACACTGGGCTAAAATCGGATGAACAAATTTTCGCGAACGGATTTTCGCAACAGCCGGTCCTGAACCTCTTCGAGCTCAACATTCAGTGGGACGAGGAGGTACGTCTTGTCAAAGAAGAAGACCGCATTGTGGCGCGAAAATACGGCATTAGGTGGCAAATAGCCGGCGCTCCGGCTGAGGCCGTTAGGTCCGAGCTCGGCACCGTGCCGCTCAACCGTGTGTTCAGAGCAGACGGTGTGTCGTTTAAGCTAGACAGTAACCTTTTTGATTGGGTACCCGGAACCTCAATCGTTTTGCAGCCGAGAGTACACCGGTACCACCTGGTGATGACCAGCGTCACCGATCCGTCAGCTGCGCAGAACCCTATGGGCTGGGACGTAAATGCGCTCCGGGCCACCCTGAATGGCTCCGACACGTGGGTGACGATGCCTGCTCGCCCTCAAGTAGAACTCAGGGTCACGACAAGTACGTCTGGTGGTTCTGGCGGGTCCGGCGGGTCCGGCTCCGAGGAGGGAGGCGGCTCTGGGTCTGGGTCTGGAACGACCACGACCACGGTCGAAATCATTCACCACACGGACGGCCCACATGAAGATGGCATGGACCATGGTGAAGATGACTTCTTTCTGGCACCGTTCGCGCCAACAAACATGACTGGTGGCGACGGGTTGCCAGCAAATCCGGTCGGGTACAACACCGGACCGGATCGCGTGCTAATGCACCTGAACTATTCTGAGCTCGACAATGGGTCTCTTGGCGAACTCAATCAGGTGTTTGAGTGGGTTGGGGAATCCGCAACGTCTGGTTCTTGGCAGCGTTACGCTTAGTCACTTCCAAGAAATGTCGAAGGTGATTGCCACGCCCTTCGTAGACACTGAGACCGAAAAGCCGCCTGCTGCCAGTCGCTTCATGATGTCTTCACGAACGGGGCTGACACGACTCGCATCAGCGTTGACCATATACGTGCAGCTCGTCTTGCCAGCTCGAGCGTGATCCAGCAGGTCCTTGTTCAAGGACTCGAGAATGTACCCGATGTCGCGTTCCTCAAGAGTGCGGCCACGAGCAATGGCGCGAAGGTCTTTGGCGGTTGACAGCATTTTGCGCTTTCAGATTGGGAGGTAGCTTGCCTTACCGGCGAACACTCCAGATTCGTTGAGATCCAACACTTCTTGCATAGAGAACTGGTAAGTGCGGTCGGCGATCTTGACCTGTGCCGGCCAGGTTTTCCCCACGGTGCTGAATGACGCGTAGAAGATCGCCGCGTCTTCGCTGAAACCGGCGAACACCATCTCCTTAGAGGTTATGTCAGAGAACCGGCGTGTCGTGACGGCGAACTTCCTCCTTGCATTAAGAGCATGTTTAATCCTACTTGCTGCAATATGAAGGTGAACACGTCTAACATTTTCGTCATCAAAAGAGCCTTGATTTCCGTGTCTAAACTTATAATCATAAATTGGACAACGGAACTCACTACCTATGGATTGGATAGGAAAATACACAGCAAAGTAACCACCTCGTAGACGAGCATAACCTACTTGGTATCTAACCCCATTATCAGTCCAGACAACATCATATTGCTCTGGGAAGGAACCACAAGTCCCAATAAACTCCAATCCAAGGATTGTGTAAACTGCTGGGGCGTGTTCAAACCCTTGATTTTGATAAACTTCAAGCATATTTCTCCTTAAATCCAGTTGGTCTAGATTTAGGATGTTGGTCGATGTGGTAACTGTATCACCACCAACGGGGGTCGTGTTGCCCAATCTGTAACGGCCCTCAGGCGTCGTTACATTTCAGAGAAGAACCACTCTTTGTAGGAACCGGGGAAGTTTGCCGGATCGTACGCCCAGTTCTTGAGCTTCAGACCGATCTTGATCTGCTCAAGTGAGCCGAGCATCACGTGACTCATGGCGGTCACGAAGTGCGGAGTCGCTGGAAACAGAACCAGGGTGCCAGCGATCGGAGTAAGAGAGAAATTGTAAGCTGGGAATTCCAGCTTGCCACCGTAGCACTCAATGCGAGGATCAAGTGGAACAGCATCATGGTAAGTCTTCAACCACAAGAAGCCAACAAGATCAACATCCTTGACCTTGACCCACTTCTTACGCTTGAACTCGGAATTCTCACAGCGCATTCCTTCAGCTGGAGACTTTGGATTCTCCCAATACTGTTGGAACAAGAGTGTGGGGTCACCAACCACCTCAGCGCCGAAACGCTGTTCAATGAGTGGTGACAGCGCATCGAGCTCCGACAGCACGCCGCCAGCGAGGTCAGCTGGAATGTGACGTTCATACTTCAACGGTTGCCCGTTCTCTGCGATGTTCGGGTGCTTTAGGGCAAGGCCACTGATCAGCCGTTCGCAGTGTTGAGGCGAAATGAAGTCTTCGACGACGTGAAATGGTGAATGAGTCATCCGAGAAGAATCTTGCGTGTTGTGCAACGTGATTCGACCTCCCAAACTTTTTGCTGGGCGCGAACATCATTGGCGGAAAGGGTCATGCCTTCAAACTGCATGAAGGCATGCCCTTCAAGAATACGCCCACCGAGGAACGTCTTTAGACGTTGCTTTTGATCTTCAGATAGGTCTTTGATATGCGTATATTGGACCAACATTGTGGCCTCACTCTGATTTGAATTTTGCGTATACGTCCTTGTTGAGCTTCAGGACGGCCTTCTCACCAGGCTGGGAGATTCGAACGCCTTCAAATACTGCCTTACCATCAATCACGACTTGGACGTCGTGGTGGAGGTCAAACAAACCATCTTCACTCTGGACTGGCCAGAATGCATAATGAGTTTCATTCAAAGCGTACGCAGTCTTCTTGCCGACCATGAGACCTGTTGGGACAAGCTCAGAGCTGCCTTCAACAATCTCAATCATGATGGACTCACCGTCAACGGTGCCCATGAATGATTCGGTAGCAATTGGATCTTCTTCTGTGTCTTCTGGCGGCAATTCCTCAGGGGCCGCCTCGGCAGCTGGCGCTTCTTCGTCGCTTGCTGGCTCTTCTGTCGGTGGTGGAACCGACTCTTCTTCATCGTCCTCACCAGCCAAGGCACCGAGAAAATCAGCGAGCTTGGCGTGGTTGGTGTTCAGTACTCGAACTTCCATGCCAGCCTCTTCAAGAGCGGCAACTGCTTTGTTGATTGCTGGCGACTTGTCGTACGCCATGATCACGACTGGATGCATGTTAGGCCTTCTTTGCTGGGTCTTTCAGCGTCACACGAACGATCTTCGCATCTGGGAAACGCTTTCGGTCGATCTTCGCATCAAACACGTGACGGGCATGAGCCTTGTTCTCGATGTATTTGTACACGACGCTACCAGAACAGATTGCATTGTCCTTCCCAGCGTACTTGAACATCACGGTCGCTTCAAGCTTGCCGTTGGATTCGTAGATGCCGGCAAGTTCACGAGCTCGGCAAACTGTCGCGTACGAAGCCATTTCTTGCTCAACAATCAACGGATCTTCCGGTTGTTCTTCGGCTTCAACGACTTGAACTGGGGTCATGTGCTCGGCTTGCAAAGCGAGCTTGATCTTGTCCAAGGAAAGACGCTTGACGATCTTGTAGGTAGAGCAAGCGTGGGTGGTTGGGTTCGTGATGTTGACGCTGAGAACTACGTCAATCATGGCGCAAGGGCCTTCAACATTCACAACGCTGCATGAATCAGCGTATACAGAGATGTGCTTGTGCTCATCGGTCTTGACTTCAGCTGGGACGCTGACATCCGCAGTACAGTCATACGATACTGGGGCGGGTGCTGGTGCAGGCGATGCTTCAATGCCTGCAACTGGCGCGACGGCGGAAACGCCGGTCATAGGCAAGTTGATGGCAAACTCATTCAATTGGTCTGACATTTATCTGATCTCCGATGCGGATATGCAGTCTTATTTAGCCAACGGTTGGATTATCGCTGCGCCAGGTTCACGCGCTCAGAAAATTTCACCACGGAATTTTCTGAGCTTATTTGATCTGCGGCAGAATTTTCGCCCAGAACGTTTGAATGCGATCAACCAAACCTGCAATGTGTTCTTCCACCTTGACGGTGAAGACTTGCGGCATACCACCGGCGGATGACATTAGGATGATGCCTTGCTCGATCTCAGTACCAAACAATTCATTGTGTGCACACGCGTAGAAGCAAAGCTGAAGCTCATAGTTCGCAATGTCTTCACGGGTCTTGATGCGACTTGCGGTCTTGAAGTCGATGACTGACGGTTTGCCTTTGTACTCGCCAATGCAGTCAAAGCGGCCGGCGACTTCGAGTGTTGGCGAGTAAATGGATTGCTCTTGACCCCAGACGTCGTTGATCTTGCGGAGTTCCAACTTCAGAGCATTGAAGGCGGATACGTCCTTCTGCGGAATTGCAACACCATCAACTGGCGCGTATGGGTCTTCACCCTTCAAGAAACGTTCGGCCAGTAAGTGCACCATCGTGCCGTGGTCCGTTGCTTCCTTACTCTTCTGGGCAGCCTTGACGGCGCCCAACGAGTCTTGCCACTTCTTTAGTGCTGCGGCTTTCTCAGGTGGTTCCGAAACACCAAGCACCGTGGTGATGGATGGAAATGCACCGTGTGGCGTGTGGTACCACCGCATGCCCAACTCATTCGTTGTCGAGTAGTCTTCGTACGGGTACTTCAACTGCATGTTTACTTTCGTGCGCGATGACGCTGCGCAAACGCTGGCGGCGCGACACCTGGTTCGTAATCAGACAGGTCGTCGTTCTTCATCAGTCGGTATGATTCAACCGACGCAACTTAATCGATACGGACTTTTTACGGGCCAGCTTCGACTTCAATGCGCGGATCAATTTGTTCCGCTTCGCCGCCGCACGCAGCTTGGCATGTGTCTGCCCGCTAACTGGAGGTTTGTGAGCAGTTGCCAGGTTGGTGACTACTTGACCTTTATGGCGACCTGTTGTGACACGGTAGCCGCGCTTAATCTTGTTGCCAACACGCTTGAATGCAGGGCGAAGTCCCTCAGTCACCTTCTCATCGTCCTCAAACTCTGAAAAGGCTTCTACAGGAAGCATAATACCATTTGGATACACTTTGTCGTTGAGTCGACGGAGGATCACATGCTCATGTTCCGGGACGACAACGATGACGTCGCCGTTGTGGTCACGAATCTTCCCTTCCTTGCCACCGTTCAGAATCTCGATAAAGGCATCGACCTGAGCAGAGGACAGCTGCAACATGAAATCGTCGCTGCTAAGAAGAAGCCCACCTGCGAGGTGGGCTACGTTCCAACCACTAGTCTTTGCTGGTTCCAAAATCAGTCCTCGAAATGCTCAGGCTTGTCGTCTGCAGGCAGACGAGTTACGGGTGCAGCATCCTTCCAGCCCTTTGGACGACCACCAGTCTTGGCGTTCCAAGTACGCAGCAAGTTCGCGTAGTCAAGGGCGGCCTTGTAGCCTTCCTTCGTGTTTGGGAAGTACTTGGCATGGATAGTGCCGTCCCATGGGCCGTCAACGCCAACGCGCAGAGCCTTTGCGTCGGATTCAGCTTCTGGATCAACACCAACGGTCAGCACGGTTTCTTCATGGGAACCACCGCCCTCGTACGCTGAAAACATAGCTGGGCCGGACAGCGGTTCTTCGAGGTTGTGCTGCTTCATTTCTGCGTCAACCATCGCTTCAAGCGAGCCGAAAGCTTCCATCAACAGGCCTTCTTTCAAAGCCTCTTGCATCTTGTCAACTCCCTGGCCTGGTTGCTTCTTCGTACCCTTTGCAATCAGGGCAACAAGAGCTTCCATACGTTGCTCAACCATAGTGCGGTTTGTCAGCGACATCTTCTTCTCACGCAGCGCCTTGTTGATTGCGGCACGGCGTGGCGCAAGGATGCCTTCTGGAATACCAAGAGCCGTGACCAACTGCATAACAGCTTGCGCGAAATCATCTTGACCAACGTCAACGTCCTCAGCCATGACACGGTCCATGAACTTGGAGCCAACGCTCGTGGTCTCGTTCATGCGCTTGATGTCATAGTCAGAGAAGTACGCCACGTCGAATGCGGAAATGTCGCCCTTACCGTGCTTTGCAGCATATTCGTCGCTCATTTCCTCGGCTTCACGCTTGGCGTTACCTTCACTGTACGGACCATCAACAGGCTTGTCCATGTGGTCAACAACGTACCAACCAGGCTCACGCACCTTGAAGGCCTTTGCTTCGTTGACAATTACAAACCTATGGCCAAGCACGGTTTTTGCTTTCTTAATGTCTTCGGATGGTCCCTTAAGGATTGATACCCCATCAGCGTCAGGCTTGGTGCAGCGCAATGCACGGAAAGAACTCAAAATGTTTGCGTCAATAGGCTTCTTTACTTTGATCTTAATTTCAGCGGTATCTTCATTGACCTGCTTAGAGGTAATACCAAACGCTTTAGCCAAAGCCATCAAAGCGGCTTCAGCATTGCTGTTTGCTTCGATCTTGTTTGCGGCACGCGGAAGAGTAGAACCAAGTGCGCTACCACCTTCAGTCGTCACCAATGCTTCTGGGAAGCCGAGTGCAACCATTACGGTTTCAAGAACCTTCTGGAGACGACCACCCTTCTTCTTGGCTTCAGAAACAGCGCTGCCACCCTTCAGTGAGTCAAAGAAAGCATTGAAGGCTGTTTGCTTGCGGCCTGGGCGGCGAACAACGTCACCACCAGCACGAATTGCGTCAACAACACCTTCAACGTTTTGAACGTAACGGCCAGGAACACCAAGCAATGCGAACAACTGAACGATCTTCTTTTCGTAAGGGCGCTTCAGTTGCGACGAAATACCACGCCATGCGGCGTCAAGCTTCACGTCTTCTGCGGATGTATCGGCCTCAAGAACAGATTCTGCAAGCTTTGGCCAATACGCAACTGCGGCGTACTCAACGTCCTCAATTGGCACTTCAAACTTATTTGCTGTGAGACGCAGAGCTCGTTGCTTGCTCAAGGTTTCAAGCTTCTTGTAATAGAAAGCGCTTGCCTCTTTGCTTTTGTACAGCTCCGACATCGACATGTTCTTGCCTTCGGTGATGCGCTCAAGGAACTTCGAACCAATGCTCATTTCATCTTCCTGTTCTTCCACCATGCGTGGCGTGAATGTGTATGTTGCGCGGGCCAGTGTGTGGTTGCGCTTTGTATGCAATTCTTTGGCGGCCGCTTCGGCTTCTTCCATTGTGTTGAAGTACTTGACTTCACCTTGCTCTTGATGCATGTACTGGCGACGGCCCATGGAGCCACCAGTCATCAAGCAATCAATCACGAACTTACCAGACTTGTTTGCGCGTGCTGCAAGTTCACGGGCAACATGTGCCTCAACTTCATCGCGCGCTGCTTCCGCAATCGCTGCCAGGCGGCTAAGCTTCATTGGCTTCAGGCCTTCCTCGGTGACTTCTTTCTCACCTTCCTTCTTGGCCTTTTCCTTCTTAGCTTTCTTTACCGGCTTACCGTCAGCGTCAAGCTCTTCTTCGGATTCCGACTCATCATCAGTTTCTTCGTTACCACCGACTTCGGCATCAACGTCAGCATCAGCATCTTCTGTGTCAGTGTCAACTGTTTCAGGACCCTTACCAGAGTCGTCAGAATCATCAGATGCTTCTGGCTCTTCCTTGTCCTTCTTATCGCCACCACCAGCGATGTCCTTCATCAAGGACTTCTTCTTTGGCTTGTCTTCGGTGTCGTCATCGTCCGACGCCACTTCATCGTCAGCTGGCAGTGCGTCGCCGAGATCATCCTCGTCGTTATCACCTTCCACTTCGCCGGCGTCAGCACCAATCGAACCATCAGAACCAATCTCAAGCTCGTCATCGGCGGTAACTTCAGTGTCGTTGCCTTCACCACTCGAGACGGAAACTTCATCATCGCCCATCATCGACGACAAGTCATCGTCAATCGAGACGTCATCCTCTGGATTCAGGGCGTGACCATCTTCTGGATTGCCTTCTGGATCCGTAGGCCATACAACGTCGACAACGTCGAACTTCTGAGCAAGCTGGTTCAACGCAGCTTCGCTGTCGTCATCCATACCGAGCAAGTTCGAAAGTTCTTGTTCGAACTGATCTGCTTGCGTGGCGTTCACATAAACCTTGATGAAGTCGCCGTCATCAGTTTCAATGGCGAAACCGACAGTGTCTACTTCATCGTTCAATTCATGAGCGCGTTCAAGGTAGTCATTTACTTCTGAGCCAGTCACGCCACCATTTGTGTTGATCATGTTGCGCATCAAACTAAAGCGCACGTCAACTGCTTTACCAGCGGTGTCATTACGACCAGCGTCAGAACCGTCGCTCGACTTCAGATCTTGTTGCACGTCGGCTGCACGTGCGAATTCCTTAATGAGCTTCATTCTGTTTTCCGTGTGTCTGGGAATTTCATAGTCAGGCGCTTCACAACTTCTGGGTTGCGCTTGCGCTTCACAACGACTCGATTGCCGACACGTTGTGGTTGGGATGCGATGTCTGTGGACTTGGTGCTCACGGGTTCGGTGTACGTGTCTGCACTGGACGCGGCCTCACCACCCTCATCTTCTGCCAGGGTGGCGACGGTTTTCAGGAGCTTCTGTTCTGACACCATTTCCGTATTTGTTCCGTTTGCGTTTAGCAGCAAATTCTGCTGCATGTTGCGGAGGCGAACGAACAAGGTAGAACGTGGAGTGAACTGCATCGCGAACAAATACAGCTTACCAATGGCTTTTACCTTCTCGTCATACGTCAGCTTAGGCCAACGCACCATCCAATCAAGCAGGCTATTTAGTCGATCTGACCGCAGACCGGCAAGGTCGATCAACCGTTGCAGTGTTGCCCGGTGATCTTTCCACTCAATTTTTACGTCCTTGCTGTAGGAAAAATCCATGTGCATGAAGCGCCAGTGAGCAGGAACAATATGTCGGGTTGACGCAAATAGCTCAGCCTGGACCTTCTTCGGCAGCTGTTTCTTGACGTCAGCCTTACTGTTTCGCCAGACGACATAACCCCAGTGGTTCAACGGGCTCATGTCACGCGACCATGCTTTCAGTGTCATGTTCTTACGGTCGCGCAGCAAACGCATGCCAATTGTGTCGTTCTCGTGGAAGATCAGCATGGACATGAACATCACCGCGAAGTACGCGTTCAGGATCTGGAACTTGTCCTTGTGCTCGTATTCACCCCGGTCAACATCGCCATCAGTCGCCTTCTTTTCAAGGATAAGCGACTCTTCAAGCTCTTCTACTTGGTGAACAGCTTTAGCCTGGCTGCCGTACAGGATAGCCAGCAACTGCGCCAGACTCTTCGTGCTCTTGATCTTCTCGAACAGAGTTTCAAGGTTGCGGCGTGATTCCGCAAAGGTCAACAGTGTGCGCTTTACGGTATCCGCGCTCAGCCCCATCTCCTTGCCGTTCTTCAGCTTGAGACGATACTCTGATTGATTTTCCTTGAACTCAGCCAGCTTCGCTTTGAGTTGCTTCGCGGTGTCCGAAACCATAGCCAAGATCTTCTTCTTGGTCATGATGTAGTCGTCAACGCCCTTCATCGAATCGGCAAAGTTCTTGATTGCTTCTTCAGGAGACGCGCCCTTAATCGGCTCAAGCACCTTACGGACGTTGGAAGCCTTTGCAAGATCACGGTTACCAAGAAGTTCGGCGATGCGGATACGGAGTTCGCCCATCAAACCGCCGCGAGACTCAGTGGAAGCGTCTGGGTCTACGGTGTTCAACGCGCTCTGAACCGATTGGCGAGCTGCTTGGTTGAATTTGTTGATCGTCGTGAAGATGTCCTTGTCGACGATCTTGATTTGGTTACCAGTCTTCGGGTCACGCAGCACAATACCTTCGATGCCGATGTCCTCTTCATCTGACAACTTCTCATCACTCAAGCCGCTGCGGATCTTACGAACTACCTTGTCAAGCAGAGCTTGCTTGATTGGGAGCTTGAATTCCGTCTGAACCTTCGAGATCAAATCTGCTCTGGCTTTCTTGACGGACTCGCGCTTGTCTTTTTCAACCTGCTGCAAGTTAGCCGTAAGCAATTCATGGTTCGTCATTCCGAAGAAGCCACTTTGGTTGTGCAGGAAAGCCTCCAATTTTTGGAGAGCCTGCTCGATGTGAGCTTCGGTCTTGAGGCGCGAACTGTCTACCGCCTGTGGCGTGGTAAACTGGAACTTGAACGCGCCAGATACTTCATCGAGCTTCTCACCGTCTTCCGTGTCAACGATGGAAACCTTTGCCTCAACTTCCTGATTTGCCAAAGTTTGGCCAAGCTGTTCAGCTTGAGCGTCAGGAGTTCCATTCACGCCACGCAGAAACGCGATGTAGGACTTACCACCAGCACCGTAAGTGACGCTATTAGGCTGACGACCGAACAACACCTCGGCCTCAACCGTGTCGCCGGGCCGCAGTACTCGCTTAATGTCTTCGGTCTTCAGGGCAAGAGCAGCATGTGCAGCCCTGAATTGGTTGAACGCCGAAACAAGTGGCCAGTCTTCAGGCTTGTAACGGCGGTCTGCGTTCTTTCGCTTGCCCTCGCGGGACGTAAAGAACTTGCCTTCTTCGTCGATGCCGACCCAAAGGTTTGCGCCGTCAAGTTTCTCCTGAGCGGTCATGTTTGACATGTTGCGCAGGACGCCAATAAACTCGTCGATAGGAAGATCCTCGACGTGCTGAATGGACTCGGATAGGGCTCTACGGATGGTGCTCATATCGGATATTTAGCCCACAAAGGGCAGTCAAGCTGCCCTTGTTTTTGGAAGATGGTGAGAATTACTCAGCAGCTGGTGCTTCTGCAGCCTTGGCTTCCTCGGCCTTCTTCTCCAATTCGGCCTTGACTGCGGCCGAGATCTGCTGGCCGACGTTCTGCAACGCGGCTTGGCACTTGATCACGTCGAGCTGGGCCTTTTGCAGGTCAGCGGCGAACGTATTGTAGATGCCGACGGCTTGCTGAACTTCTGGGCTGAACTGGGAAACGGCGTATTCGATGCCGTCAACAGTGATAGTGCGTGTGTTTTCCATGGTGGGATCCTATATGTATGAGAGTTGGTTGGTACCGGGCTTATTTACGGTGCCCGGCGACCAGTCTTGTTCAGTGATTCGGGTTATTTCCGGCGAAGCAGATCGTCCAAGCCGCCAGAGCCTTGGCCTGGAACAGTGTCAGAGAGCACAAGCACTTGGCGATCCGCGGCCTTTGGCTTGCCCTTCTTGTCGGTCACCAGTGGGCGCTCCACCTTAGACACAAAGTTCAAACCGACGTCGCTGATGAGCAGAGCCTCAGCGTCCCAACCCATCGTGAGCTTCTTGTTCACGGCGTTCGAGTTACGAGACTTGAGGAACTCGAAACGATATTCGCCAGCCGCGTCCATAGCTTCATCCTTGACCAACGCAATCACAAGGTCGGATGTGTTGATCTTGGAGATGCCACCTTGAATGTGGTCTTGGCCGAGACTCTTCTGTTCGCGTGTTGCTTCAATAGCACCACGACCCAACTGAGAAGCGCTGATCATCAAGCAATCGAAATCAAAGCCGATCGCGCGAACTTCTTCGGCAACGTACTTGTCCTTGAGGAACATGTTGTCGCCGCTGGTCTTTTGGACAGAAGCCATCAGATCCAAGTAGTCCACGATCACGAAGTCAGGCTTGAAACCATGAACCGCTTCCAGTTCACGCAAGTAGCTGATGATGTGGTCTGCGGTGGTCGAACCTTCACGCATGCGCTTCACGAAGAATCGGCCAAAGCCACTCTCACGCGCCATCTCAACAGCTTGACCAACTTTGAGTTTGTTTGCGTAGATGTTCTTGCCGCTGATTCGGCTGATCATCGAGTCAAGACGTTTTGCAACGACTCGGTCACGCATTTCCAGTGAGATGTACACGCCGTTCAAACCGCGCTTCAAGAGGTTGTACCCCATATTCAGCATGGCAACGGACTTACCACCACCAGAGTTCGCGGTAAAGAGCACCAGTTCCTGGCGGCCTACACCACCACCAATCATCTCGTCCACTGTGTCCCAGCCAGTGCTGATCAGAACTTCGGCTTCTTCAGATTCTGTCAAACGGCCCGTTGGGTCGGCAAAGTAGTCAACACCAAGATCGGTGTGGAGTTGAACTTGAGTAGCTAGTTTGATCTGATTGACCATCTTGCCAAGCTCACCCTTCTCGATCAAGGCAGGGGCTTGGAGCACCGCTTCAGTCACGGCACGGATCTGACAGAACGATGCAATTTGTTCGGCCACAAACTGAAGGTCCTGTGCCGGCAGGTTTGTTGGCTCAATCGAAAGCTTCGTGCCAGCGTGAAAGACCGGCTGCGATGGAACACCGCGGTGCTTTTGATAGAACTCCTGCATAAACGACACACCATCTTGTAGATGTGCGTCAAAGTATGACGGCTTGAGCAGATGCTGTACTCGTGCGAAGAGGGCTGGGTTGCCCAACATCGATGACACGTACAGTTTCTGCGCGACGTCGTCAATCATCGCGTCACTCATTCTTGTTCCTCATTTCGTAGCACACCATGCCTCCAGGGGTGCAGGTTCTAAACACTTTGCGCGGCGTGGTAAGGTACACAACGGCTGCTTGCAGATCACCTTCTGATTGCACCAATGCCATCTTGCATTCCAGCATTGGCGCATTCACGAGCTCGTACAACCACCGCGCTTTTTCTTCGGTGCTCTTGCCAGACATTACTTTCTCCTGGTCATTTTCGCAAGTGCCAGCTGCATGCCCAGTTCTAGCTTCGATTTTACGGCGATTCCATCAGCGGCCTTCAGGCCTGTTGGGACCGTGGCGTTCTTTAGTAGGGTCCAGATCGTCAGAAGACGCCCGTACTTCTGGACACTCTGATTGACGTCTGCGACACCTTGAGACACGAATGTAATCTCCCACCCTTCAGCCAGCGCGAGTTCAGCCAGAGCCCCACCGTTGGCATCTCGATCTACTACGACAATCTTTCTACGCTTGCATCGACGGAAGACCTCAAGCTTGGACTCATTGAGCTTTGACCCAAGCAACGCCGCGCCGTTGATACATGCTGCGTCAAAGATCCCTTCAGTCACAAATAGTGGCTCATCGTAGTTCTTCCAGAGGTTGTCGTATCCCCAGAGAACAGCTTCCTTCGAGATGCTCGGTGACGCGTACCGAGGTTTGACATCCTTCAAGATTGTGCGGGCTTGCCAGTAAATGACACGGCCTTCACGCATACATGGGATGATGACACGGTTCAGGAACTTTGGATCGGTGCTGAAGTGTGCGTTTACCTCAAGCGGGTCAATGCATCGGTTCACCAAGTACTCGATCAGCGGCGCTTGAAGTTCATCACCAAAATCAGAACCAAGCGGATGTGAGTTTGGTGGAAGCGCGATGGTCGGCGTAAAGAGCTTGATTTGAGGCTTGAGCGCCTCCATCGTAATCTCTTTGGCTTCGTTGTTTTTCTTGAAGAATGCTGAACCGCATACTTCATTGAGCTCTTCACGAGTGATCCCATACGCCTCGAGAATGCGGCGCGTGTTCTTACCAGCGTCCGTGCTGCCTTCTTCAAAGACGAATTTGGCACCACAATTGAAACAGTTGTACCCTACAACTGAACCGTCAAACTTAAACCCGGCTCTTTCTGAGTGATCGTGACAGACCTCACATCTAACTGCCCTAAAGCCGCCACTAGACTCACGGCCTAGATGTACTTTAGCTTCAATCAGCTCCTGTAAGGTTTTTTGTTTCATTCGTTATAATTGTAATCGAATGAACGATTTCAGCATCCTGACATTGGGCTCAGGATTGTCAAAAGGACCGCAGTGCGGTCCTTCACAGTGTGAAGTAGAGAATTAGACCCACTATCAGAATGCCGCCGGCGATCGCCACTCTGGTAAGGACATCTTCAGGAGGTCGGTGTCTCATGCTTTTGGAACGAACAAACCGCCGTTTTTACCACCACGTAGGCTCGTGCTCGAGCTGAAGGTACGTGGCTTTTCAAACAAAGTCTTACGACCCTTTGCTGCGAGACTGTCATTGATATGATCAACAAGCTTGTCATGATCAGCCACCCACATGATGCCTTCGTACGTCGTCTCGACGGTGAGGCCAGTGCCGTAGTCTTTAGGGTGCACCTTCCAACCGGTGCCTTTCTTTTCTTTTGTCATGAATTATCACGCCTTCTTGCGCATGGCGTCCAACACAATCGCCGCCACGTCGTTGACCATTCGATCGTCGAAAAACCCAGGCACAAATAGGTCAGCAATCTTGTTTGCCGCTTCATTCGCCAGGTTTTCATTCGCCAACCTGCCACCACTTACGCACTCTTCGCAGTCGTACTTCTGTTCGACTTCTCCCGAAGCAACAGGACAATCATGGTACTTACATCCATGATCGATGCAGCAATGCGTCTCATGAACAGCGACGTTCATGATCTTCAACACCCCACAAAGTTCAGCGGTCTTGGCCACTGCTTCTTGGTGTGTTTCATACCTCGTAGCCTCGACGAGCCTGACTTCGTGCCCGTTACCTTGGTTGTAAGAGCCGTTGTCGAATTTGATTACGTACGTCATGCCCTAATTGTAACGATTGGGTCACGACGTGCACCCCGGTAGTGGGTCCGGGTTCTTGGTGCAGAGCCTACAAACAAAAAGGCCCGGAATGAACCGGGCCTTTTCTGATCAATCTACTCGTCGCCAGAGGTCAATCTCTCGAAGACCAGTCTTCAACGCTCAACTATTCCTGACGAGTAACAACATTTCATCTGACTTGTGTTCATAACCATATCGCAGATTTCGATCATCGATATGCTTTATGAACACCCAATCATGTTCGCACCACAAAAAAGCCTTCACACGCTCAAGTAAAGTCTTCATCGTCTTCATAATCTTCCAGTGCAGTGATCAGTCCATCGAAATCTTCATTTGGCCCGAGAGTTTTAGCTAATACCGTGACGAGCTCTAAGGGTACACCGTAATCTTCAGCAATACCCTTCAGATAATCAGTTCGTGAAGAGTACCCATTCGCCTTGTACGCGAGACAGTGCTCACACGTAACAGCACTCCAATCAGCTGAACTGATATTCCCAGGTTCACCGCAGACGTGCGGACCTCGCACCCAATGTTCACCGTCGAAGTGGCCGGTGCTCTTATGGATTACGCTCATCTTCCAACTCCATCGTGTCAGCAAGTTGTTGCACGTAATGACGCCAGTTTCACGATTCAACGAGAACGAGAGCTGGCCAAGCCCCCACCTGCCCATGCCCAATCAAAGTACATGTTCGCGCTATTTCGTCCATGTGATTCTCCTATTTGTCACCTAATGCCTGTAATCTCGCACACGTGTTCGCAGTTGTAATCATCCATGCGAACGTACTTGTACTCGCCTTTTTTGTAGCCGAGCTTGAGCATCTCGGCTTCGACGTGCTCGCTCTCGCCGATCTCCATGCCGTACGACATGCCGTACAGACACCGATCAACGAGCGCGTCCCACTGGTTCCGTGAGTAAGCAATACGGATCGCGTTAGGGTTGTAGTCAGGTCGCGACTGCAACTCCAACTGCGCCAGACCGAGGGCGGGGTCTAGACTAGCACCACCAAAGCGATTGGCTGCTTTTCCATCTCACGGATTCGCCAGATCAGCTGGTCGGTCTCGAGGACTTTCATTCGTCGTCTTCCAAGATGCAGGTGTCTGCGATGTGGTCAGTAAACGCCCGCAGTAGTTTTCGAACGGCTGACCGAGACATGCACTCGTTCATGCAGCGAATCTCACCGGTCTCCTTGTTCACTGAGAACGAAAGCTGACCGAAGCCGATCTGATCCCACCCCCAATCGAAGTACACATTGGCGTTGTGGATAGCATGGATCGTGATCGGTTTGAACGGCCCACAGATCTCGGTGACGGGCTGCTTGTTGTTACGGTGCATCTGCTCACCGTTCACACCATCAAAGCCACAAGCTTCACACACCGAGTGCACCTGGTTATGGTACACCATCCCAAACGACGATCGGTCTTCAGTGACCTCTCGAACTGGGCCTTCACCGCAGACTGGGCACGCGTGTTTCATCATCAGTACATCTTCACAGTTCGGAACTTACTGCAGTGATAACACCGCTGGACCATCAGCTTTCCAACAGTGTACTTACCGTAAGTCTTTCTGACAGTGCCTTGGTCTTCCCAGGTGTGGTCGCACACACCCAACACCTTGCGAATGATTCGTAGAATCATGGCGCGCAATCGTCAGCGTTCATACTCGTCGACAGATTTCGACGAGTCCATTGCGGCATCAAGGACGTCCTCACAGTCAAAGTCTTCGAGGATTTCGTCCAGAACAAGGTCATCATCAAAGGGATCCATGTTGCTTCCAGCTTGCGAGTTTTTGCTCAGCTTCACGAGCGTAGTGGAAGGTTGCTGAGTTCACGGCCTTCACACCACTTGGTCCACGGTTGTAGGCGTTCAACAAGTCTCGCCCCCTAAACCCATATCGCTCTTGCAGCAATTTTAGGTACTTGGAGGCAATCTCAATGTTGAACTTTGGGTTCAAGATCAGATTGGCCTTGACCTCGTCGTCGGTGCGGGTATGAAACTCGTACTGCTTCCATAGGTCAGGGTATAGGGCAAGGATGTCCTTTGCAGCTCCTAGCTTGATCTGCGCGATGCCGTAGTACTCATTGCCTTTGTTGCCGGCAACTTTGAACTTGCTCAACCCACCCGCGTGGGTTTCTTGAAGCAACATACTTTGAACCAGCTCAGGGTTCTTGTGACCATCTTGCTTTGCAATTTTGTACGCCACGCTCAGGATCTGGTGCTGATCATCAGTTAGGTCATCTGGTACGACGACGGCCGCTCGGCCGCCAAGCTGCCCATCAGGCTTTTCAGCAAGCACCACGTTTGCAATTGGTGCTGGGTTGATAACTTCGAGCTTGTACAGCCCGGTAAAAACAAGAGTTAGAACGACGCCAAGCGCCGACAATGTCTTGTACATGTGGTAACACTCCTTAGTGTTCTGGCATTGCTTGCGCAACACCAACGATTGGTCAGAGGGTGACTCATTATACGAGCCGTTGTGTTTTGCCTAGCATCTCCTTAAAGTGACGACGAATTACGAACGTTGGCTCTTTGCCAGCCGACGTTTCAAATCATCGGCCTCGTTCCTGAGACTTTCGTATTCAGCATACGAAATGCTTTGATCCCCACGGGCCTCTTTCAGAACCCAAGGGATCAACACTGTCTGACACCAGTTAGCGAACCATTTTGACATGACTCATTCTAAACCAAATGACGCAAGTGTATTCCAGTCGGACGCGGGTTGAATCGTGGAACGAAAAAGGGTCGCGTTAGCGACCCTCTATCTAAAGTCGGGTTGACTTAGATGTTCATCATGCTCGGCGTTTCATTCGAAGTAACGGCGCCGCGTGGGTCAGAGAACGACGAACCAATCATCTTGCCATCGTCAAGATCCAACTCAACAGAAGCAAGACCGCCACCAATCACTGCACCGCGAGGACGCTTGACGTTGACGTAGTTTGCGTGGAAGAAATCCAAGGCGTTCATGCCGTTGTTCAAACGACCTTGCGACAGCAACTCCCAGAGTGGGTACTTGTCGGCGTGAACAGAGGTGATGACCTTCTTCAGGCGTGCCTTGTCGATTGGGTGCAGCTTTTCTACTTGAATACCGAAGATGGTACCGTCGTTTGTTTCCATCACGACAGCAATTTCCTTCAGAATACCATCGTCGTTCCAGTCAATCAGGTAGACATGCCTCAAATCAGTCGCACGCTTCTCAATTTCAGTTTTTGCCATGGTGATTCTCCTTATCCATAGGCTGGGTGATCGTCAGACGATTTACCGCTCGGCACAATGCCTTGCGAACCCTTTATTGAGACCTGAAGGTCTACGGCCTATTTACAGGAGCCGGCGCTGATCACACTTTTTCCTTGATAATTAACTCGACTGGCACCATTTCCCAAGGTCCATCAGTTGGATGCACTGGATATTTGGCTTCATTTTTCAAAACAGTCTTCGCGCCACGCTCAGTGTAAAGAAGTGGTGCAACTTGACCGGCCGCAGTCTTCACATAAAGAGACTTTGATGTGCGAATGATAAACAGCTCTGGAAGTTCTTTTTGGTAGCCCATTATTTGTCCTTCTCTTTGTACACCTTGATTTTGTACCCGCGCTTGCGCCCAAGCTCTTCAACTTCTAAGTAAAACCCGGTGTTTCGTTTCTTCTTGAACTCACGCAGGATCTTGGCGACCTTATCCCATGCCTTCTCTTCTCCACCACATTGCCATGTTTCAAATTTGACAGAGTACGCCAGGTTCGACAGATCCTCATTGACACCGCGAACCAGTTCTAACTCACTGTCACGAACATAGAACTCGTCACCTGGCCCTGGCTTCTTGATAGAAGCTTTGTGCGCGCGGTACGAGAATGGAGAGCGCACCGCAGAAATCACCAGGTGCTCACCGGCTTTAGCGCAAAGTGACGGCCCATAGACGTCACAATCCGTCACGAGATTGGTGACGGCCTCAACAACGTCGCCTACTTCATAAGCCATACTTAGCCTCAATCCTTCTGAGGAACTCCTGAGATACGCTAAACAACATGAGATAGATCATGCTCTCTGGGTACAGCATCTCGCTGAGCTGGCCGTCTTCACCCTCTACGACCGTTGTGATTGTTGTGCCACGAGAATCGGCAACTGCTTTGAATTCCTTGATGACGCCGTGCGAGAGCACCATTCGCGCCCCGTAACGTGCGTTGATGTACAACACACGATCACCAACATTTAGAACGTTGTCGTCGATGTCACGTTGATCTGGGTTCTTTAGCGCTTCTTCCTTTGCGGTCTTCGCGTCGAACTTCTCCCAAACGGTCGGGCCGTTGTAGTTCAACAGTAGCTCCACTTCACAGTGTGGGAGAAACTGCTTGACCTTGTTCTTGCGACCGTCCCACTTGCAAATCGCGCTGAAGTAATCACGTTCGAATCGATACTCGCCACCCCACCGATTCGAGCTCCAGGTACGACGAATCGAAGGTTCTTCGTAGGTGCAGTCTGGGTCTTTTACCAAACGAGCAATGGATCCGGCTCGATCACCGTCAACAAACCTGCAGAAGAGCTTTCCATCCATGAGGGCCGTGTACACGGTCTTCATATCCTTCAAGTACTTCAGCGCAACGGGATCGTCTTCCTTTTCAAAACCGTTGGGATACGGATCTTCCAATCTCACAACTCTCATACCCACCTCAATTCAAATGCCAGATTTCCAACGTTCGCGTTGTACAGACCGCTGCAGTTGATGCAGTTGTATTCGACGACTTTCAAATCCAGATCACCAGTCAACGCCAGATCCATAGTGAAGCATTTGGCTGGCTTGTAGACCGCGGACATTCGCTTCGCGCCTTCCATAATGTGGCTAGGAATGTCGCTTGTCCACTTCATCTTGCCGAAGTGTCGGTATTGCGACGCGGCTGCGATGTGCCCACCTACCACGAAGAACCGCCACTCAGCGAGGATCTCAACAGGATCGGCAACAATCACGTTCTCATCCATACTCGTATGGAAGTGCGTGTCATACTGGATGGTGTTCAGGTATTCGCTGAACTTTGTACCTGCTTCAAGCACCGCACCAGTGAACAGTTTCAGATCACGACCAGGTTTGATGAACTTTGGGGTCTTGAATGACCGCTCCATCAGCTCACCAAGTTTCATGATCTCACCCCGCCCATTCAGCAAATGCCGCGGCACCTGCTTCATGTACTTCGACATGTCGAAACGGTCAGCGTCGTAGAAAATTCCATTGCGAATTCTCTTCAACAGTTTTTCCGCGTGCGCTTCATCCGCACCAACAAAGATCTCCGTTGCTGGAACTGTTCCTTCAGTGAAGATGCGTAGGGCCTTTGTGCTGCAATGCACAAAGTATGAATCCGCCTCTGGAAAGCTTTCCCAGTTCGTGACTTCTGGCGTGAATGGGATGAGACCAAAATCACACCAAGTATTACCGACATGCTCAAGCCCACGAATGAGCTTGTGAGTCATGTCGTCAGTCCTTCGAAGACCACTTGATTGAATGAGCCAGTGTTTCACGTGGGAAAACCTTGTACCAAATAACGATGCCTATGAAAAGGATGTTGGCAGTGTAGTTCACCAACAACGGCCAGTTCTTTGATTCTTCACCGACCAGAAAGATCAAGGTAAAAACCTCGCCTACGCTCCACAACCAGAGCAGCCCTTTTGAGATGCCTTCTGAGTGCCCCTGTTTGACTGACATGATGGCCTGCGGTACAGCGCAACAGGCCAAGCAGAGAGCGCCAATCCAACCACAAACGTCGAGCATCGTGCAATGCACGATGTAGTTCACAGCTTGATCAAAGGTGATCATTTACGCTCCTTGATTGCTCTTAAAGCAACACCACCCAGAATGAGAAAATGCAGTGGGGTGCTGAACAACAACACCATGAACCAGAACATACGGCTGCTCATGTTAGGGCCGAATTTCTGGTCATACTTTCCCGTAACGTCCTCGTAGATGCCGATTCCAACTGCGACGGCAAACACGAATAGACAGAAGCAAAGATAACACTTGGCAAAAGCCACAATAAGTTCAGGCAGCATAAACTCCTTTCACTACCCTCTAACCCATAGTACCATGGGATCGAGGGTATTGAGCGTGCTGAATGGGTCAGAGCTGCAGGCCGCCCAGGTTAGACTCTTCAGAGTCCTTGGCCTTCTTGTTCAGAACAAGACCGCCGCCCATTGCCTTCGTGGTTGCCTTTGACGCGCTGGGGGCGAAACCCTTGCCGCTGAATAGACCCACAAAGTCAGACGCGCGCTCAGCGATCTGTTGGAGCTGGTACTTGCCAAGGAACTGGTTGAACTTGAAGAAGTTGAACTGCCCGTGGTTGTCAGCCTGCGTTTCGATCGTCTCGCGAATCAGGGCTCGGATATGGTCTGGCTGACCCTTGAGGTTCATGAGCAGGTTGTTCTCTTCGAACATCCTCTCAACAGAAAGCATGCGCTTATCGCCTGTCTCTGGGTTCATGAATTCCCAAGAGTGGCTGAGCAGATTGCTGAGTTCAAATGCGTCAGCTAGTTCCGGGTACGCCTTGCCATCCTTGACACCGTATGCCTTCTGCAAACGCGCCTTACGGACGCGAGGATAAGCTGGAAGCACGTTGTCGCCAGCATCGCCGCGGAACGCCTTCTCAAACATGAAGTATCCAGCATCATCAACACCGCATACATCAATCAGCGTTCGCGCTTTGCCGTCGTCTGGATTGATGAGACGAATGTTTGGACTGTCGAGCTCCTGCACGAAGTCCTTGTCGCCTGAAAGGATAATGACTTCATCGCCTTCGTCAGAGCCAGCGTGTGGCTGTGAATAGTACTGTGCGTACCCGGAGATGAGGTCGTCACCTTCAAGCATTGGGTGCTGAAGAGTAACGATGTTCGTGTGTTCACGCACCAATTCTTCGAAGGACTTGATGACATCAAACAGAACGGCCATGTTAGGGTCAGCGACTCGATTCCCCTTGTACAGCCGCTGGCTGTAGCACTCAGCGGATTTGGTGTATTCTTTGCGCCAGTTCTGTTTGCCTTCAAACACGACCGCAATCTTTTGAGGTTGGATCGTGTTGTAGTGCTTGCGGAGAGACATCAAGCACATGTGTAGGCCAAGACCGGCGCTGTCACTTGTGTTTGCTGGGCCGTACTTCTGTTGAGCCGACACAGACCTCCAGAACAAATTTCCGATGTCAACAACTAAACGACGCTGTTTCATGTTTTTGCTTTCTTTCGCGTATTCACGCCGATGCAGTTGTCAAAATGATGTGTTGGTGTCGAATCCATTTGGCAATCTCCACTGCCCCGCCGATGTCTCGAAATTCTACAATCTTGTCCATAGCGTGCCTCGGTCCTATCGGGCCACCCGGTTTGCGTTGTCAGAGAGCTGTGGTAGATCTTCTGACTGGACAGTTTCGTCGCCACCGGCGACCGCCAGGTGAGTCGGTTTCATTTGGCTGGCATAGAAGAACAGTTGCACTGTGTCTTCTTCAGTTTCAGCAGTGAACCCAAGCTCATCTAGCTTGCGAATGAACGCGTCGTTCCAGTTGAACTCAACCTTGATTTGGCCGTCCTTACCGAACCCAACGACCTCGAACATAGCCCAAGGAGTGCTGAGTGCCTGTTGTTCTTCGATGAACTTGTGGCGCTCAGCAAAAACCTCAACTACTGGTTCCTTGTGCCCGAACAGGCGCTTCAGCCAACTTACCACTTGCCTGCTCCTTGAATCGCTTTGGCGCCGCGCTGTGCACGCTCAACTTCTGGCTGCACGACCTTGCGGATCTCTGCCACAACCAGACTTTCAACCAGTGCGTCAACGATCGTACTGGTTGCTCCAGTGGCGTCCATTTGGGCAAGCCACGCGTCGGCCACTGTTGCGTGGACGAACTTGCCGCCAAACTCCAGACCAAACGTGATCTTCTTGCTTTCAGCGTCGGTCTTGACGGTGAGTTTCGGTTCCCACTTGTCTGCAGCGGCTTTGTACTTGTCGTGCTCAGCTTGCAAGTGTTGCATCTTTGTCTCAAGCTGCTGCACGTACGCAACTCGGCTCTTTTCAATGTCGTCCATAATGTTCCTCAGAGAATTCGTGGGATGGCGAGGATGTCGTGCCCATAGATCTTAAGACCAATGTTGCCAGACTTCATCACCATGAGTTGAGTACTGTCAGCTTCACGAACAGTGTGTTCAATGAGCTTGAGAAGCACGCCTGAGCTTGAGGTGTTGTATGAGTTCACGGATGCAATTTCATCTTCGACGAACTCAGCACGAGCCTCAAGCTCTACTTCGAAACGGTCATTGGAGCTGTCAGTGCTTTCAACGCGAACCGAACCATCTCGCTTGACTTGGATTGTCATTTGCTCCGCACCAAGAGCTCGAACACCCTTACTGACGAGTGCGACTTCAGCTTTGGAAAGGGTGATGACAGTACCAACCTCTTCGCTATGCGCTTTAGGGTACTTGCGTTCAAGCAGCGCAATGTCGGTCGCACGGAACTCGATCTTGCCAGCCTTGCCTTTGATGGAGAGTTTCTTGACCTTCTTGGCGTCGTTGATTTCGCCTTCAATCAAAATGTCGTCGCCAAACAAAGAGAGTCGCTTCTCAAGTTCAGAGAGTCGTGTGACACCAAGCGTAATTGCTGGATCGATGGACAGTTCAAGTTCAGAGAAGATCGCAGCGTTCTTGCTTTCGCTCAGTCCGCGAATCTTACCCTCTGACACGACTGCCAGGTCAATATCTGCCAGTCTGCAAGCGGCAAACGCCGCCCGCAGCTTCTGGTTGTCGGAAGAAGTTAGCTTCATACGATGATTGTAACGTGTAACGTCAGAACTGGAAGACCGAGTTCAGGAAGGATTGTTGCGGGGTTGGGAGGTCCATGCCCATAGCTTCAAAGATGCCGTCAATCTTAGAGTCAATCATCTTCTCTTCAGTGACCTTAAGATCGACGATGAAGTTCTCATCAAACCACTCTGGGAGGCGGATCAATTCAGTTGGGAACCCAAGGCTCTTGAAGTTGAACTGATTTGGTTTCAAGTACAGGATCGCGGCTTTGTCACCAGCCTTAAGCGGCTTAGCACCACCAGGATCCAGAATTGAAATCACTTCGTTGTAGTTGATGGCAGCTCGAACGTGACCAGGACAATGCTTCATCTTCCCCATACCGACCTTTTCAGTTCGTTGGAACTCAGCATACAGCGCATCCAAGTTGTTTACTTGTTTGGCTGGTGCAAGCGCCAAGAGGTTGGTTTCATCACGAATCAGCTTACCCCGGTGACCGTTTACGAAGAGCTCAAGTTCAGAGTACTCACGACCATCGAGGATCAAGTTCATCAACTCCTTCAAGAAGTCTTGCACCACCTTTGGGGTGTCGGCTTTCTTGATTTCAGAGCCCATGGACTTGAGCTTTGGCTTGGCACGCAAATCAATGCCATCAAGATTGACGACCTTGATCGTGTACTTCTTCTTGGCGCGCAAGAACAGACCACGCTCACCAACAATTTCACGCGCAGCCTTGATCAGAGTCTCACGGCCACCAGTGCAATTGAAGTGGCTTGCCATAAACGCTGGGAAGCTCTTGTTCGTGAAGTCCGCAATGTCATCAGCGCGGGCAACAGCGTCTTCGTAGTCTTCACCAAGCGTCAAGAAGTAGCACGAGTCAGTATCACCGTAAATGATGACGTTGCAGTGCTCATTCGTGTCAGTGAACATCGGCCAGTAAATGGCGCCAGTTGGAGCAAGCGCAAATTCACCAGTATCTGGATCGCGCTTCATTTCATACTCGACCTCTGTTGGGAGGTCCATGAGCATTTCCATGTCACCTTCTTGCAACGCGATCGCGAACGGTTCAGACACCTTCCTGCCTTGGTTGCGGCCTCGACGTGGTTTCAGCATCTCATTGATCTGCTGCTTAGAGCGAATAACCATGCCGTCTTCGCCGTATTCACCAGGCGCAAAGCGCTTCATGAGCTCAACAGGGCGTCCGCTGATCTTAGTGGCAATCGTCTTGGACATGTGCCGTGTGATCTGGCGACCAGTACCAGTCACCGACGCGCCAATCTCACGCCGACCAAAGCGGAATGCTTCGTTCAGCAACGCACCGTAAGTCGAGTTCAATTGAATCTTCTTGGTGAGCTGCAACAGGTCGTAGTGCTCTTCAAGCTTTTCGTACTCGGCTTTCTTGACTGGATCCTGCTCTTCCTTGGCCAGCTTCGCGTACTTCTTCTTCTCCGCTTGGAGACGCTTACGCTCACTGAACCAGAAGGTCAGTGTGTCAGCCACCATGCCAGGCTTTGACTGGTCAAACACGGTGCCAAATGCCGACATCGCGTAGCCAGTTTCCTTGATGAACTCAGCCCACTGTTCGCCAGTTGCGGCAAGGTCGGTACCATCCGCAAACTGCAGTCGCCATTCATTGTTGTCCTTCGCAAGAACACCAGCCCACGCCTTCTCTTCGTCGACGAATTGACCAATGAAGGTTTCAATCGACATGTTCAACGCGCGGATCACTGATGGATACAGAGACGTGATGTCAACTGACCCAAGCCAACGGTGCAGGCCAGCAAACGGCGTCATCACGACGGCGCCTTCAACCTTCTTGTTTCGTTGACCTTGCTTGGCCTTGTCTGTGCAGACAAGCTTGTGCTCGTAGTGCGCACGGTTCATGATGCCGGTTTCGACGTAGCGAACCGTACCAAGAATAGCGGCAAAATCCACAGTGTTCTCGTGAGCCATCTGATTCACGAGCTGCATGAACTTGAACTTCTGATCAAGCTTTACGAGCACTTCAACGTCGCGTGCGTTATACGTGACGAAGTGAACGAAGTCGTTGTTGTACAGTTGTTCCAGGGTGCCAGGATAATCCAACTTAGGAACATCAAGCTCTTCAGCCGCGATGTTCGCCAACGAGTACGAAGTGCGGCCTTCAAACGTGAACTTCTTGAAAAGGTCAAGATAGTCCAAGTGCGTGCGACCGTGCAAGGTGTATGTGATGGCTGGCGAGCCGAAGCGGTTCACCATACGCTCACGCGGTGGCTTAGCGCCCTTGAAGCACATGTACGCCGGCGCTTTGCTTCCCAGCACGCGATCGAGGCGTTTGACGATGTACGGAATGTCGAAGAATTCCGAGTTCCAACCAGACACGATGTCTGCGTCATCAAGATCCGCAAGCATGCGAATCAGTAGTTCACGTTCGTTCGGAACGATCTCAACGTTCGGTTCAAAGCCAAGCTGATGCTCTTCCCACATGGCCTTGATCTTAGCCTGGAAGTTCGCATGGTCTTTGTAGCCCTTTGGCGCAACTGCGTACGTCAAGTACTTGCCAGTCCACGATTGGTAGATCGTGATGGCGTTGATTGGGGCGTACGGGTTTTCAGGTGAGCTGAAGCCGATCTTCGACGAGTAGTCGACCTCAATGTCGAGGAACGCGTAGTTCACGACGGGTGTTGGGCGGCCGTAGTAAATGTCCATCAGGACACGCGCCAACGGCTTCACGTCGCTTTCATAGCGGATTGGGTACCGCTTGGCGTTCTCTTTGAACTCGTCATCAGTTTCGAAGACGAGTTTCTTGAGCTGCGAGCCCGTGATTGAGGTGTACTCACCACCCTCCGCTGGAACGTAGAAGTACCGCGGAGGAGAGTACATCCGCAGCGAGCGCTCACCACCTTCGACAGGTCGTTCCCAGACGAGGATCTGGTCTGTTTCATAATCGTGCACCGCGGAGATGTAACTCGTCGGAACACTTTTGCAGGGTTCGCTAAATACTGTATCACTCATAGGAAACTCCATGACACGAGCAGACCAGCGAAAGTTCCACTACATCTACAAGATCACACGCCAAGATGGCAAGTACTACATTGGTCTTCATTCTACTGACAATTTGGACGACGGCTACTTTGGATCTGGTCAGCT